CAAGTTCTGCCATACCTGCTTTAGTAATTTGAAACTGTTGAGCTTGTGCTTGTCTATTAGCAAACTGTTCTGCTGTCTCACCCGGTTGTTGAGTTGTTGCAGTTGTAATACTTGGTATACCTGCTTGTCTAGATAAATCAGTTAAGTATGTTTTTTGCGCTGCTTCTATAAATTCTGGCGGTAAAGTTCTTTGTTCTGTAATACCACCTGTTTGATAACCTATTCTGCCACCATCTGCCTCTTCTATTCTAGTAATGTTAGCACCTTCTCCTGTGGTAGTGTCCATCATCATAGATGCGGATGGTAAATTATTACCCTCCATTGAATTTTTTATTATAGACATAGCTTCGTTTAGCATTTCATTTGTTATCCTTCTTTCTGGATTTCGTTGTTTTGCTAATTGAAATGCTAATTGTGTTAATATTCCTTCGTCCATTATACTACTCTCTTCTCTAAATTTTTCATTGTATCATACATCCTTTGTGCTCCCTTTTCAATGCTCCCGTTGCCCGCTCCTCGAACCGCGTCGGCTGTCATTACAAACTCATTTTTAGATAACATAGCTGGTACATCATCTGCTTTTTCTTTAATACCTACAGGCACAAATCCACCCTTGTCTCTGTAGTCTCTTTCCATAACTCCTGCTTTATTTGATTTCATAATACCTGTTGGCATACCACCTTTTGCTACATTAACTCTATCAATAAATGCTTGTTTTTCTGCTTCTGACATAGATGAATAGTTCTTATCAAATTTAAAATAATTATCAAAGTAAGCTTTCATTTGTCCACCTACTTTTTCTCTTCTTCTAGCATAATACTCTGTAGCATCTTCACCTGCTTCCATAGGTGGATAGTCTGCTAAAAACTTTTGATAGATATAAGTTAAAGCTCCTGATGCACCACCTACTAATATCTGTTGTTGAACTATACTTGGTAAGTCTTTTAATATAGGAGTATCTTTAAATAATCCTGTTGCGTCTCTTATTGATTTAATACCTTTTGTGTCTGTAGTTGCAAGTGATGATTTTGTTCCTAATAATTCACCTTTATTAGCATCACCACCAACAAAATTTGGATCGCCTTCTGTTAAAGGTTTTTTACCTTGAAACAAACCTTTTAATGCTTGAGTTCTATCTTGACTTAATGGACTAGTAAGACCACCTGTTAATCCACCACCCATGATATCTGTTGCTCCACCTAAATATCTTGCACCTGCTCCTGCTGCTGTTGTTAGTAAACCTTGTTTAACTGCATCACTAATACTACCTCTTTGATCAAATCTACCTATACCTCTCATCAATCCTGCAACAGCTGGATTAAATGGTGCAACAAACGGTGCAACTTTTGTTGCAACATCTGCTATTTCATTTGGTATAAGTTTTCTAATTCTATCTTTAATACCACCTAAAACAAAATTTGTTCTAGGAGTAACATTAGTTATTCCACCTTTTCCACGTAACTGTCTTGGCATTTTTGCTCTATTAATCATATATGTTAAATGTTGTTATTTTTAAAAGGCAGGAATTTCACCTGAATTTATACTATTACTTGTTTTTAACAACTAAATCAAGACTATGTTGTAACCTCTCTAGGCTTAGATTGTAGAGCCGAGAGAACCACATGTAGTCTATTAGCTGTTGCTGCAGTCACTTTTAGTACCTCACTTTCTTCTAATACTAAAGGAGCTGATAATAACTCTGTTGTACCATTAGCTGATATAGATTTAGTTTTAAATAAACTAAATACAGCATCGGATGTATCTGTAATAGTCACTGTTATTGTATCTGCATTACCAGAGTCTTCTGATACTAATATAGATTTTATAATAGCAGTCGTAGCTGACGGCACAGTATATAGTGTTGTAGCTGATGTAGTTGTTAAATCTACTTTTTTATTTACAAATGAATTAGCCAAAGAAATAAGCCTCCGCCTCTGCTTCGTCTTTTATGTCTTGTTGAAAAGTTGTATTTAATTTTTGCACAATACTATCTACATCTCTAACAAAGGATTGTTGAATTTGTTGATCATATTCTTTATCGGGTTGTGTAAGTGATTGTACTATTCTTGCCATTATCTTCTACCATCCGGTTGATAATCAATTCTAAAAGTTCCTACTTTCCAAAACTGACTTGTGCTTGTGTTGTCTATTTTTAACGATATAGATCTAGCTCTAGCACGTGTGTCTATTTTTTGTGTACCTGACGTTATTGTAAATGGACCTAATGAAGAACTAACTTGTGAGTCATTTGGAAAATCTCTTAAATTTAATGTAACTCTAGTGTCTCCTGTTTGTGCTAAAAAATCTGGTATTACTCTTCTTATTTTCATCATAAACTCACCATCACCAGGTAAACCTTGTTGTCCAATATCAAAATCTCCAGACTCAATGTTTGCAGTTATTGCAGTTGTTTGACCTTCTTTAACTTGGTTAAGACCTGTTTCATGTTCATAGTAAGTTGATGTACCATCACTATTACCAAAAATATAATTAACATCTGTAGTTGCAGTTGTGCCACTTGAATTATATTCAGTTGCGTGTGGTTTACCAAATACAGCAGAGTCTTGCCACGCAGATCTTGCAAGTGTACCAGTAGTCCATACTGGTCGCTCGGAGCTTGAATCTAGATAATTATATGCAACAACTCTATTTACAGTTCCTGAGTCTGAACTTGGATAAAACCACATGACTTCACCAAACAAATTATTTAATCCTGCATTAATGTGTTGTTTAGGTGTTGTATTAATATCATCATAAACAAAGTCTTCAACTAAACATGGCAATGATTCTAGTTTACCAGTGTATCTAAAAAAACCATTTTCCGACATCCAATACGCAGCACCATCAACTTCAACAGCTGCATTCTGTCCAATCAATCCACAGTTAGTACCAACTTGTTGAAATGAGAATGTAAATGGAGGACCAACAAAACGCATAATAAATAATGCAGTATCAGTCCAAATGTAAATTGCATCCCTACCTCTAATAGCACCCATAATTTTTGATCCATCTGCAAGTCTTTGTGTACCTGCAGTATTGGTTGCACTAGGTGCATAAGTATTAATATCTTCTTGAGATGAAAATCTTATAAACATAGGATCTTGTGTAGAAGATGTACCAATAGTTGTTTCTGTTCCAAAAAATATTAAGTGACGATCTGGAGTTGATACTAAACTAAATTCTGATGCAGTTGGTGCTCCTGATATAATACTTGCTCTTGTTGATACAGAACCATTTGAATCCCACTCAAAACTTTCACCGCCAGTTATTGTTGCAATAAGTTTATTACCAAAATTATCTAATGACCATAGACCTGGTGCTGTTATAACGTCTCCCGATGCTGCAGCGTTCCATGCAAAAAAGTTTGATGCATCGGTTACAGTTGCACCAGAACTATGTGATGCTGCTGTAGTTCCTGAAGCTCCTCTTGTTAAACCCGATAATGTACCACTGCTATTACCAGTATATGTTATAAGTTCACTATCTATTAGTACTGTTCCTGATGATGGAAATGATGACGAACTTGCCATTGTCAATGATGTTACACTTGTATTTATAGAAGATGATAATGTAGATGTAAATTGACCAGACTTAAATCCACTCCAAGGTCCAAGTCCATATCCAGTAGATGCAACCTCAACTGCTGGTCCAACCGAATAATAATGTTGTACTCTAATACCACCAGAAGTAGATGCTCCTGATCCAGATTCATTTGATCCAACATCTATTGTAAGAGTTGTTGATGTTGGTATAGATTGTACCATAAATTTATTGTCATCAAAATTAGAAGATACAAAATTAGAATTAGTTATAGATGAAAAATTATCTAATAATATAATATCAAATTGATTAATATTATGTGCTGACGAAAAAGTTAAAGTTACAGTAGAAGATCCATTTGTAGTGGTAAAAGCACTCGTTAATGTGGTTGTTGCTTTAATTGGATGTATGTCATAAAATATACCTCCTGAATACACATACAAAATTCTGTTTGTACCTAATGCTGCATACTTAATACCTGAAGTATTAACAAAATGGTGTATGGCAGTATTACGACCTGTAATATCAACAGACCCTAATTGCGACCAACCACCTATTTTTTCAGGTGAACCATATCTAAAACGAACATTGTCTCCTGCAACCCATTGGCTTTCTCCACCTGTTGAGGTTACTTGT